GAAAGGCCAGGGCCTCCTGTTCGGTCGCATCCTGTTTCAGACCGCGACGTTCCAGGAACATCCTCAAACGCTTGTCCATGGATTCCTCCTGTTGGTTTATCGCGGTAGCCGACATGGCGACCGCCGCAGTATCATCATCCGCTCCAAAGGAGCAGAAACTCGTCTCGAAGACCGACGCCTTGCGCCAGATGTCGATGGGGCCGTCCACGGTCGTGTCGTTGACCGCGGCGGACTCGCCCTCCTTGAGCACTTCCACTCGCAGGGCCTGCACGCCGATGGACGCCTGCCACGGGTAGCCGTCGGCGGCGTCCCGGCGGACTCCCTGCGCAATGTCGTTGGACAGAAATTTGCCGGTGACCAGAAAGCCGCTGTCGGACGCCGCGCCGCTGTCGATGCCGCCCACCCGCCACTCACGGACGTGCTCCAGCAGCGAAGGGACCTTGCTCTTGGCCAGAGCCATGCCGGACAGGTCAATGACGAAGGGGTCCATCCACCTCCAGTCGATGACCTTGCCGGTGTAGGCCAGGATGGCAAACTCGCCGTTCTCGTTCCCGGCCTCCACGCTGCCCGGCTCGGACAACAGCGTGACGCTGTCCTTGTCGGCCACGGCGCTGAGGGTGGCCTTGTTCCAGGCGGCGGCGCAGGCGGGCAGCTGGTTCTTGTCGCCGCCCATGCACCGTTTCAGAAAGTCCTGTTTGCTCTCGCCCTGCTCGGGCTTGGCCGCCATCGCGGCCCTCTTGAGTCTGGCCGTCTTGCTACGCAGCATGGGCCGCCTCCTTGGTTTGTTTTGCTTCACGCGCGTCCAGCGCCTGGGCCACCGCGCTGAGAATCATTTCCTTGGCCTTGCTCAAGGCGTCCTCATCACCGGAAAAACCGGACGAAGCCAACAGATCCAGCTCTTCCTGGCGTTCCCGGGTGATCTCCTCGAAGTCCAGGCCGCGGTCGGCGCACATCTTGGTCAGGGTGGTAATGCCCAGCTCATATTCGATGCGGGCGGCCTGGGCGTCGTTGCGCGGGTCTACCCAGGGCCAGCCCGGGCACAACTGTTTGATGTCGACCTCGTACCCGGCCAGATTCATGAGTCCGGCCATGGCGGCGAACTCGATGAACCGCTCGTCAATGGGGTCGTTGTGCTTGCGGTTGAGAATGGCCTGCTGGCGGCGGAAGGAGCGGCGTTCCACAAGGAGGCCCTGGCGACCACCTGAATAGGTGGTCTCGGTGAGGTCGCCGGTGAAGGTCTCGTAGCTCACGTTCATACCCACGCCACCGCCGCGCAGCTGCGACTTGACCCACGGCTCGTAGTTGGAGCCGGGCCTGTCGAACCCGGCGGCCGTGACCTTGGAGCCCGGTGACACCGTAGCCACCTGGCCGGGCTGGATGAAGTCCCCGGCCTTGAGCGTCTTTTCGTCGGACGATGGATCGACGGGCGCGCCGCCCAGCGGATTCTCAACTTCCGGGAACGGTGTCTCCACGAAGAACCCGAACGCGGACAGCAGCCGCATGGCCACCTGCTCCGAGTCCTGGTATTCCTCGAAGTTGCGCATCCACATGATGATTGAAGCCATCCAGGAGATGCCCCGGCTGGAGGAGATGCGCTTTCGCGCGAAGACGTGTTCGATGCTGGCCGCATCCACACGCTTGGAATCGGTCAGGGACATCCAGGTGAAATCGCCCGGATGCTCGGGGAAAAGATGGTAGGCCACCACGTTGCCGCTCGCGTCGTACTCGATGCCGCGCTTGGCGTAGTTGCTGTTGCTCAACGTCCCGTCCACCGTGGCGTCCAGGTGGTCCGCCTCGAGCAGCTCGTAGTTCAGCGGGGGCAGCCCTTTCTTGAGCAGGGAGGTGTCGATGAAAAAGTGGATCAGGTACTCGCCGTCGGTCCACAGGTGGCGCAAGCCGAGCTCCTGTTTTTCGACCGCGTTCACGGCTTTGGCCCACCGCTTGTGCAGCCGCTCCAGGTCGCGGGCCAGGTCCCGGTTCGGCTCGCCGTTCCGGGTCAAGATGAACTGGGGCCGGATGCCGGTGAAGACGACATTGTCGCAGATCTTCTCAAGGGCCCCGGCCACGAAAGGCGAGTTCTTGGCCAGGTCGCGGGCGCGGTACACCACGTCCCGCCACTGTTTGCGGATGCTGGCGTCCCCGGACTTCCGGTCCCCGCGCCAGGCGCGGTTCGCCCCTTCCCGGCTGGCCGCCTTGTACGAAAGGTAACGCCGCCTGTCGGCCACGTAGGCCACGGCGGCGCGCGGATCGTTCAGGGCGATCACCCCGGCACGGAGGCTGGTCCAGGAGTCGAAGAGGAAACGCCCGACTCCCACGGCTATCCTCTCCCCACGTAGGTGGAGCGGGCGAACCCGCCGCGCCGCACAAAGGCGATACGGTTCTCCAACTCGACGATCTTGTCCTCGATTCGAAAAAAGGTGGCCCGGGTGAACTGGTCGCCTCCCACGCTGACCGACTGGCCGCCGGACAGGATCTTGTCCCGCGCGTCCTTGTACTTCGCCAGCTCAGCCTTCAGTTCCGTTTCAGTCGCCATAAAAAAACTCCAGGATGTGTTTTGAGGAGAAAATACACCCTGGAGTTTTTTGGAGTAAATGGGGTCGTTTACTGATCAGTAAAATTTACTGGTTTGGTTTCACTGTTTCATAAAGCAATACGGCCTGTTATCAATTTTCGGAGGGGTCAGTTTTGACGAAGTACCAAAATACGCCAGATTTGATGTGATCGAAACGCTTCCGCATCAGATTACCCCATGTTTTCATAGACATAGTGTGATGCTCATGGTTTTTCCGGCACCAGTGCCGATATCGATCATAGAGTACCGACGCCTGGATTCTTTCCTTGGTGTCCGTCGTTGCCGACAGATACGTGTCCGTCCACAACTCGAAGGCTTCGAGCCCCCGCGCCCTCACGGCGGACTCGGGAGAGGTCCCTACCAACGAGCAGTATTTCTGGAACAGCCGGTCCACATCCTCTTCGCCCCCGTTCTGGAGCTTGGCCACCTCCACCGCCGATTCCATGATCCGCGCCCTGAGCGCGGGCTTGAGCTTGAGCGCCGCCCCCGGCAGCGCCGGAACCGCCTCGGCCCGGTCCCCGTACCGCCCGTGCTTGCGCAGGCTCGGCAGCACCTCGCCCGTCACCCACTTGCGGAACCGCTTCGCCTCGGGCTTGCGGGAACGGAAGATCAGGGAGTAGAGGCCGGATTCGGAAATGGTATTGACGTTCGGATTGCCACGCTGAATACCCTCAGCAATTCTTAGGGTATTCTTTTCGTCATCATCCAAAGCCCGCAGGGCCTCGGTCGGATTGCTCAACTCAAGCACGTCGCACACGTCCTTGGCCACGAACCACGGCGCATCGTTGCGCAGCACCACCCGCACCGCATCGCCGTCAAAGTCAAAGGGGATCACGCTAGCCACGGCGCACCCCCTGCTCGCGCAAGACGCCGCCGTTCTGGTCGAACCCGTTCAGGACCGGGTCCAGGGCCTTGCCCAGCCGCTCCAGCATGTAGCCGATGCCGATGACCACGTCGGCCGCCCGCTTTTCCGTGCACGAGGTCCCCACCGCCTGCGCCATGTCGGCCAGGGTCAGGATCTCCACCTGCACGCACGACGCCAGGTCGTACAGCTCAATCAGTTGGGATTCGGAAAGGATGAACTTGCGTTCCATGATGGGACTCCTAGTGTTTGCTAATGACAATCTTCGGATAAAGATTGCCGGGAGTTAGCACCTCACTAGGCGAGGCTGGGTACTTTAGGCCGAAGCCCTGGACATATCCCCACTCCCGGCAAATTTTGGCTTTGCTCAGATGGCACAAAAAAACCGCGTCTGACGGGGTGGCGGTGTCCGCCTAGTGGAGTTGCTACGCTCCGTAGCCCCATCCCTGCATGAAAACGGCCTTGGTGTCAAGAGTACCGGTTGTCGATGTCGAAGGCGTGCTTCATGAAGGCCGTGGGTGTGTACTCCTTGCCTTCGAACGAGACCTTGCCCCGGATGCCGGAAGCCTTGAACACCCGGCGACCGCCCACTTCCCGGCAGTGCCCGTACAGGTAGTATTTTCGCCCGCCGCCCCACATCACCTCTTCCACGTCCACGGTGCGCCGAGCCGTACCTGACTTGCCGTAGGCATACTCGAACTCGGCCACAACCCTGTCGCTGTCCACCTCGGGGCTCTTTCCCCAACTCTCGTGGACTTCATCCGGCTCGAAATCATCATCAAGAGCCGCGCTCCCTTGCGAAGCGCTCCACACAAACCACCCGACGGCACCGAGAATCACGATCCACAGTATCTCCATGACCACTCCTTTTGAGGGATGGAGTACCAGAATTCAATACAAGCTTCCACCTGGTTCCCACCTACCCGTCTTCCTGGACGGATTTGACGGTCACGTTCATGGAGCTCATCACGCATTGCTTGTTCGTGCACCGGTGATACCTGACCTTGAGGTCGCCACACCACTTCGGCGAGCTGACCACCGGGCAGCGCTTGCCGCACAGGGGGCACAGCGCCCCCTTCTTCGGCGAATAGACAACCCCTTCCCTGGCCGTGGCCACAGCTACCTGTATCGCTTTTGCCGTCATCACATTTCCTTTCCCGTGTAGGGGTTGAACTTTTTCGCGCCCTGGGACGCCCGCTGTGTCTTGGCCGCCGCCCTGGCCGCCATGTCCGCCGCCACCATCGCCTTGAGCGACGGGCTCCACTGCCAGTGCGCCATGGCCAGGTGCCCGATCATGCAGTCCAGCCAGTGGTTCGCGCGGATTCGCTTCCAGATGTAGGTCCCCTTCTGGAGCACCTTCTTCTCGGAGCAAAGCTGGTAGAAATACTCGGGCGGCGTCTTGGCGTGGAAGTGGATCGGCTCCAGCCACTGGCCCTCCTTATCCCGTGCCTCGTCGGAGAGCCGCCAGAAGAACAGATCCTTGAAGGCGTCCGTGTCGATGAAGTGCAGCCGCATGGCCCGCTTCAACTTCTTTCCGTTGGGCAGCTGTTGCATAGGGTTGCCGAGCCGGACGTGGTAGCCGGGCGTTTTCCGAGACATACCCTTGGTGCCGAAGACAACCCCGGGCCGCTGGCGCAACAGCCACTCATACGCCTGCATGGTCCGGCTCTCGTCCTCCCATTCGTTCTTGCCGCCGCCAGTATCCAGGGCCGAACGCCACACGCCGAGAAATTCGTTCCGCTTCCCGTCCCGTCGAAATCGGGACTGGAAGATCAACTCGTGCAAGTCCTTAAAGGTCTCGATCTTACCCTGGTCGATGATCCACTCCTCGGACCCATCAGTCTGTCCAGTGGGGTCCACCCAATGCGCGCAGATAGAATAGAAAAAGTGATCCTTCTGCATATCCGTGGACAGGGTGATGGCCTGGGCCTCGCCCGGCACCACCAGCGGCGGCAGCTCGGGCACGATGAGCTGCTGCAACCGTTCTTCGTTGGATTCCGAGGCAATCACGTTGGCCGGTTGTGCCGCGTACCCGTTCCACCACGACTTGAGCTTGTCCGGGTCGCCCTGGGCCGCGAACCAGTCGGCCATGACAGAGGACAGGGACACCCAGCGCGAGTTCCACGACGGGATGTGCACACCGATCTTGACGGGCCGGTCCACTTCCCTGTCGAACTCCAGCCGCCCGTCGCGCACGGCTCGGTTGCGGATCTGGTCGGTCCACCGCCATTCACAGTGGCAGCACTCGTACCACGCCGCCTTGTTCAGCCGGATCTCGGCCGGGTCGCGCACCCCTTCGGGCACCTTGATGTTCTCGAACTGCATGACCTGATAGGTCCCGCAGGCAGGACACCGCGCGGCCCAGCGCACCTTGACGTCGGCCCGGTTGACCTCGTCCCAGATGAAGCTCTCGCCGTCGTAGCCGATGGGCTTGCCGATCCACAGCAGCTTGTACAGGGTGGAGAACGTGTTGAAGCGCTCCACGAAATCCTTGTGCGCCCCGGCCGGAAACATGTCCGGCTCGTCGCCCAGGCCGTCCAGGACGGACAGAGATGCGCGCTTGGACAGCGACCCCATCCACCGCCCGGTGAAGGTGGTCCCGTTCTTCAGCGCGATCTCGGTCTTGACCACGGCGTTCCGCTCGTCGGAGATATAGCGCTTGAGCTTAGGGCTGTTCTCGAACAAGGGGATCAGTTTCTTGTCGAACCAATCCTCGGTCAGATCCTCGTCGGGCAGAGCTACCTGCCGGGGACCGGGCCGCTCCACCCCGCGCCGGGCCAGGAACCCTTGGCCAAAAAGCGTCTTGCCGATCTGCGGCCCCGCTGCCACGGCCATCTCCCTTACCCACGCCTGCATGAACAGGTCCCACAGCGGAGGGAAATAGGGCGAGAGCCGAGGATCGTAGTACGAGCCCTTCATAGGGCCTTCCGGCACGACCACGTTTTCCTGCATCCACTCCCCGGTGGACTGGTCAAGGATGGTCGGTTCCATCACGGCGCACTCGCCGGGGGTAAACTCAAGCCTAAACATCGGCGATCTCCCCGGTGGGGTCATCCATATCCACCACGAAAACCCGTTCGCGGGAAAAGGCCTGCAGCCACTGTTGTTTTTTGACCAAGCAGACTTCGGATAACTCCGGGACCTGCCGCTCGAAATAGGCCGCCAGCTCTCGTGCCTTCTCCGGATCACCCTCGACCAGGGCGATGATCTTCTCCACCCCATT